CCGCATTAACAAGATATTGGGCTGTCATTGCGCCTTCGGAGTCCTGGATCTCTTTTAGTTTGCTGTTATAATCTCCTAATTGTTCCGTAACTAAAGCGTTAATAGCAAGATAAGCATTATTATTTTTGAAAAGGTCTTTTAGTTGAATAGAACCTTTCTTGGAGCGTAAAGCAACCTCATTTAGCCAGCTTGCAAAGCCTTCGGATTCTATTTTAGCAAGATTAAAAGCCTCCCTTTGTTCGTCAGTGGCTTTTGTTAGCGTGGAAAGTACGCTTTTAAATTGCGTGCCAACTCGGTTTGTGTTTCCCGTAACGCCAGTAAGAGTGGCAAAAATCGCATTGGTTTCTGCAAGAGAGAAGTTCAAAGTACTTGCCTGCCCGCTTACTTTTTGGAAGTTTTTGGCGAGGTCTCCAAGATTAGTATCTCCCTTTTCTACGGTTTTCATTGCCTGGTCAAGCACCATTTGATTGTCGTTCAAAGTTAAACCAAAATTTTTCATGGCAGCAGCGGAAAGATTAATTACATCGGTAAAGTCGGCATAACTCCCCCCTGCTACGGTTGCCTCGGCAAGTTCCTTCATAAACCTGGCGTTTTGTATTGCTCCTTCTCCAAGCTTAGAAACAGTAAGATATGCGCCCTCATAAGCACTTTCTGCATCGCCCGTAATCTTAGTAATATTTCTAATCGTTACTCCATATTCAGAAAGAGCTTTATTATATTTTTCCGTAGAATCGTAATTGCCACGTATTAGCGCCCCGACTTCATTTAATCCCTTTTGAAATTTCAGGAAAGGCTCAACTAAATCTTGTACCCCTTGCTTAATATCTCTTGTCCACATCTTCAGGAAAGTATAAGCGCGAGACCAAGAATTGAACTCGCTGCGAATAGTTTGAACCCCAACACGAAGCCCATCTAATGCCTGCTTAAATCGAGTGCTAATAAAACCAGCATAAGTTTTTGTAGTCTGTTGAGTTTGCTCTATTTCATCATCTAACTTATTGAAAGATTTAGAGTTCGCAATAACCTCATTTTCCATTTCTCGCAATTTGGAGAGGAGAGGATCAATATTAACGTCTTTACCAATTTCTTTAATGATATTTCTAAGAAAATTAAACTCTTCCAAAGTCGAATCTAAATTAAGGCTATTGAACTGCTGTTTCAGGTTTTTCGCTATTTCTGGATCAATATTTAGATTGTTAATGTCTGCTTCTATGTCTCTTTTAAGTGTCCCAAATTCTGATCTAACATTTTGAGCGGTCTTTTTTGTACTCGATGAAAATCCTTCAAAATTAATATCTTTAAAGGCTTTTTCTACTTCATTTGCAGCTTTTTTTGTAGCCTGAACTATGTTTAATAGTTCGGCTCTAAACTCTTTCGATTCTAATATTGCTTGAAGTTTTATTTTATCTGCCATGTTTTATTCTCCGTGTGCTGTGCACTTATACAGTACACAGCACATTATAACATCTGTTTTAGTTTATGTATTTCTGATCTTATTAAGCCGTCATAATAGTTATTTAACGCTCTGTAATCGGGCTTTTGCCTGTCTAAAAGCTGCCTTTCGGTCTTGCGGATGGATAGCTGTCTTTCCAGCTTCTCAATTTCTGTTTGCACGTCTTTTTTAAACCGCTTATTCAGGATTGATATGGTTATGATCACTTCCCAAATATCTTTAGACCAAAAGGCGTCTCCGGATATTCCCTTTTCCGCAAATTCCAGTTCCCAACGATAAAGAGCCTCTAAACAAAGGCTTTGGCTGCTATCTCTGTTACTATCCTCTTGGCTTTGTTCGCCTCGATATTGAGCGAATCCAGACCATAAACCGACAAAAAAGCCGTAAGCAGCTCCTCTCTTTCCTGGATGCTCCACAGGGCAAAATCGGTTTCCTTATCTTTGGTGATCTTCCGAAAAAGAGGAACGATCAAGCCGTCGTCTGTTAATACTTCCAGTTTGCGAAAATCAGTTTCTATGCCGTTTATAATGTCTTCGGCGTTCTTTTCTTTGAGGATAGCAAGAACCTCTTTTAAATTCCCAAGTTTATAAACTTTATCGTTGATTTTGATTTCTTTACTCATAATTACCTCATCTTTGCAACAAGGGGGCATGCCCCCTTGTTACGGTTTGCGGGGGATTAAATCCCCCAGAAGTTTTCTATTTCCTCAATTAATTCTGCCTTTGTCTGGCTTTCATCAGCATCATACGGGATACCCCAACGATCCATATATATCAAAATATTCATTTTCAAATCGCTTTCCGTGGGGATAGGCAAATGGCTTACCGGTTGCGGGGGGGGCAATTCAAAGCCCCAGTTTTCCTGATCGTATGGCAAGTTTAGCCTGTTGATCTCATTGGAAATATCCTGCAACGTATCTGCACAATACATCATTTGCATTGTTGTTGTTTCGGTCTGGTCAGTGCCCAAGAGCAACGCTTCTATATTGCTGTCATAGACATAGACTAACCGATAGCAAGCTGTGCTTGATTTGCGAACTACGCCATTAAACGGCGCGCCTTCTTTAATACGTGAAAACATTACATCCATCTTGAACCTCCTTCTTAGTTTGTGGTAACAGTCCATCCTGCGGCAATGAGTGCATTTTTATCTGTAATTCCCTGGCCCGTGGGTGCTGCATTAGTCCCGCCGGAAAGATCAACAATACAATTTCTTGTGGGAGACCCGGCAGCTTCGTTAATGACCAAATCAGCAAATATCTCGTTAATGTCCGTAGCAGAAGTAATTGCGTTGTTGTACAAATCACATTTTGTCATTACAATTAGCGATTCAAAAGCGCCGGAGGCGTAGGAAGAGAAAGCGTTAATTTTTAGATTGAGATAATAGAGACTGGTCAGACCTGCCAGAATAGCTGGAATTTCGCCACTTAGGTTGTTATCCCACAGGGTAATATTCTCCAATAATGTGCAGTTCCCCAATTCATCTGGGATAGCTCCAGACAAATTACAAGAAGAAGCTTCAAAATTAGATACTAGCGTCAACTTCCCTATCTCAGGGGGAATTGAGCCGCCAAGGGAACCATTGCCAGAACACTTGAACTGAACTAATGAGACCAGGTTCTGTATCTCCGCAGGAATCGAACCTGTTATGCTATTGCTTTGCATGTATAGATGAGTCAATTTACGAAAATCGCCAAGCTCCTTGATCAGGTCATCTAATGCACTTGTAATATCCTGTGCAATCCAGCTGATCTGCGTAACCGTCTCCGGTCTTGCAATGCGTAGTTCAAAAGTTTCCTCGCTTCCTCCGGGATCCCAACTTGCGCCGCTAACATCATCATTTTCGTAGGTGCTGTCTGTGCTGGCACGATACCAAACAGCACTTCCTCCGCTTTTAGTTACAGAACAGGTCAAATCGCTGCTTTTATCGCTGGTAAACTCTATGGTCTTAAACAGCACAATATCAAACTCGCCATCATCAAAACCGTCAATATCCCGTTCACCCATCAAATGGAACTTCTTGCCGTCTCCGGATGTATGCCCGGGCAAAGCAACCAAAGGAACGGCGTACAAAATAGCCGCTATTTCCTGGTTTTGGTCGTAAAACGCAATATCATAATCAGTGCATCCGTCCCAGTCCTTTTCTGTGCTTCCGTTTGCCCATTCATCCTCATCCAAATCCCAAAGCTCACATTTAGCAATTATCCGCTTGAGCCTTTCTTTCAGGGTTGAAAGTTCTACTTTGTCTCCCTCTTCGGCATACAAGCTGCAACCTGTCTCAATTAATCCGTGATCATCCCAGGAACCAACATCTGTCAGAAAATCTTCCCATGAGGTGTAAGTTAAAACTGTTCCAGCGCTTCTGGTAGCAACATTGAGGGCTAAATCTTTAGGACACCCCATAAAATCACCTACTTTCTTTTAGGTTCTGGCATTGGTTACAAGCGTATAGTGCCCGCCGCTATCTCCAGCGTCATAATTCACGGTCGAAGCTTTTCGGTCGAGCTTAACGTTGGTTGCAAAGGGCTGCCCCGCGGTTAAACTTGGCAGTGCGCTTCCTGCAAAATCCCACACGCAAAACATATAATCTTTTACATCGTCAAGAATGATCACGTCAACATCCGCACAATCATTCAGGAGAGTATCAAGATCATCCCATAAACTGGCATTATGGCTTATTGCCTCAAATAATCCCGGGTAATTGCGCAACTTCTTTTTCAGGTTCGCGGTATTTAAGGCATCGCCTTCACTAAATTCTATCTTTGCACCTTCGCTCACAAGATCAGTAGAAGAACCAATAATCTCCTTATAACCTGTATTCAAAGCGGCTTTTAGTGTTGCTATATCCGCATACGGTGCATTGCTAACAAAAGTATTTCTTTCAGACAGCGTAAAAGCCGGCTGTATCCAAATATAATCAAAACTTAAATCTTTTGGGCAACTCATATTTATAAGCCTCCTAACGTTATTAACAATTAGTTGTAAAAATAATTCCTTGTCTTACTGTTTTTCTATAGTCGGAAAAGCCATAAAGCGTATCCCACTTATTCCAACCTTTAAATTTCAACGCTTCAATTATTGTTTGCATTCTATTGGAGAGAAAAAGCCTTGCTTTTAGTTCTGCAATAGAATTATCTATATTTCCATCATCGTCCGGGTGATTGGCGATTGCCTCAATGAGCATTAATGCTAATTCGTACCCATCAAACCTTATACTGCCATTAGCGAACACATCACCTCTATTGCTTTTGGCGTGGCCTGCTTCCAAAACTACATGGGCGGGCAACTCTGCAAGCTTTAGGGCACTGGCTCTATTTCTCTGGATATATTCAGAGGTAAACCTGTTTTGAGTGTGGCCCGTCTGGCTCTTAAATCTATTTACTGTTAACGGTATCGAAGAGGGCGGGGTTTTCCTGGGTACGCATAAAGCTAAATCAACAGTAAATTCCGTTGTGCTAAGCACTTCCAAAACATGGAACTGGCAGCGAAAACTGCTTGCAGTTACAGGGCTTTGATACAGCGTTACAACGTCAGGGACGTCAATTGTTACGCTTGGGTGTGTCTCTATCTCAATATCTTCCTGCCTTGCCAAATTATGGGCACTTGAACAGGTTACTTTATACACACCGCCGCCCTGGTCGCTTATTGTGCAATTACCTGCAAACATATCAGTTATATAGTTAGAAACCTCTATAACTTTGGTTGTTATGTTATCGCTCATGTCGTCCACCTAAAAATAAATGATAAAAGTTACGCACACTACAAAACAGCATATCCTTTTCCCTTCATAAAATCCATTGCCAATTTATAGGCATCTGCTTTTTGCTCTTCGGAAAATCCAAACCATTCTCTTTGGGGAAGATTGCCCAATCCTTTATGATGCGCCTCTGCCTTCATTTCCTCGAATGCATCGTCAAAATAGGCAGTGCCCATAGCTCCGTCAAAGATAAGTTCCTCACGTGTCTTCACGCTGGGGATCATAATCCCCTCAAAAAACAAGTCCACATGATCAACAGGCAAACCCATTGCTTTTCTTCTTTCTCTGTGAGCGCGGGAATAACCAATGAACGGGTTTCCGTGAATATCCATACCTGCAAAAGTTCTATCAACAACACTATCCCAAAGATCAATGATCATCCGTGATGCCAGATCAAGAAGATCGCTATTGACCTGATCGCTTACTTTTGCACGCCATTGGTTTATTTGCCTGTCTATATCGCTCATTTAGGATATTCCTACTCTATTAATCACTTCTAAAGTATATTCAGAAACGTTTTTTAATGGAAAAACCATTGCCTGGGTGGACTCGCCATAATCCACCCAGACCTCATAAACATATTCACCCGGATCAAGTCCGTCTGTATCTAAACTAATTTCAATGTCCGTTTCCGCAGAATCACCGCTTGCAGTGCCAAGAGTAGTAATGCCGTCATCATATATCAAGGCAGTCAAAGTTTTTCCTGTTGTATCCGTATCAAGAGCAATAGTATGGCTTATCTTTTCGCCTTCGTTCATCAATTCTCTATTAATACCAAACGAGCTTCTAACTGTTTTCATTGTAGTATCCCTCATATTCTCCAATATATGGCAAATCTTCATCAGCAACCTGGTCTTGTGTAGATTTCCATATCTCAATAGATTCTTTTGCCCTGGCTATCCACCATTCCCGCATTTGGGCAATTTCCTCGAACTTTACGGGAGCAGCGTTATCCTGTCCATATTCATTATTGCCGGGGGCTGCCTTTGTAATGTTACCCATTACCTTTAAGGCAGTGATGGGCAATTGAGATGCAAGGAACTTAGATTCTGCCAACAAAAGATATTTGTTGGTCGAACTGGCAGCAACATAAGTATTATAAGCAATTAAGCCTATTTCCTTAATTGTTAACTCCTCTGCCATTTCGCAATTGCCGGCAGTAACCCAAATATCCAGATTATTTCCGTCAATCTGGGGAGCCAATTCCTCTAATTTCGCCTTGATTTTTTCCTGATGTGCGGAAAGTGCCATTATTTAACCTCGTATTTTGCAATACCTTCTTTTATGTTTTTCCATTGCATTTCAGAAACCCCAACTACCTCTGGAAAGTCCTCAATTTCAACCTCGAACTTCAGTTGCTCAAATGTTGTTATGCCTGCGGTAATAATTTTTTCCGCTGTCTTCTTTCCGATGCCGTCAATCACCGTAAAATCAAACTTTTCAGGAACTTCCTTAACCTTTTCAACTTCCTTTTTGCACGTATGAAACTTTAAGGCTTTTTCTGTGTACCATTTCTTACACTTCGGACATTGAACCATTGTTTTACTCCTTCTTTATTCCCACGTATTTCCACAGATAACGGAAAATGTCGTTTGCAGTACTTGTATATTTTATTCTAACATACGCCCACTGTTCTGTTAATTCCATCCCTGCATAAGTATTCTCGGTATTTACTGTTGTTGCTGCCTTACCTTTCAGCCAAACACTTCTGTCATTACTCACCTCATAAGTAAAGCTAACTTCTGTAGTATCACCGCTTAAGCTATCGCAATTGACAATAAAGATCAATTTCTGAAATACATTATCATGCCCAGTAACGGCTCTTGCCTGCTTTGTTAAGGATTCAACTTTATAGCCGCTGGAGCTGGGATAATATCCCGAAGTGCCGGAAACCGTGTCAACATCCGAACTAAAAACGTAATTGACAGTTTCTAAAGGCACCGTGATTGTTTCCGCAAAAGCAAAAACTGCGAAAAACAAAATCAATATTACACTAAATAAAATCTTTTTCATGGTCTTGCCTCCTATTTTTATTTAACAGTAACAATCAGTTTATCAAAAACATTCCTTGTTTGCTCAATCCTTACCGCCAAAACTTTATATGTTTTACCTCTAAACTTAATCTCGTTTCCAACGCTGGGTACGCCGTTCATTCCCGAACGGAAAAGACGGCGCCCGTTTTCCACGAAAATTGCATTAAAAGACGCTCTCATAAAATCAACTCCTTTGTTAGCCTAAATAACGGCATCCAAGCTCAGGAATTAACAGTTTACAACCCCAAAGCACATCAATGGCAGCTTTGGATATTCTATATTGCAGATCACCCTCATAAGAGAGTCTTGCGGTTATTCCCAACTGTGGGATTGTTACAATCTCGTTTTTCAATCCGTCAATGGGAGCCAACGGAGCAAACGTCATAACGCCCATTGCTTTATGGAAAACAAGGTTGTCCACGTGTGTGGTCTTTCCGGCTGTTTTCTGTCCTTCATCTGCAAAAGTAACGGCATCCGCGGCGTAAGTATCAGTCAAAGCGGGGTAAACCGAAGCGGTAACAACCCCGGCGATTGCATTAGCAGTATCCGCGGTAACTACATATTGCTGCCCGTCTATGGTTAAAAGATCACCCTCTAAAAGCTTTGCTGTGCTTGCTCCGGCGGCGCTGGTCAATACCACGGTTGTTGCATCTGCGGTTCCTACGGCGGTAACATCATCAAGGTCAGTATAGCCTCCAAAAGTATGCTCCTGTACATTCTGGCTCTTATAGTTCTTTATACCAGCAATCTCGCCAATTTCGCCTTTTCTTAGCCCTTCGGCTGTTCCTGCCATGTTAACTTTGGCAACCTGATCCAACTGGAAAAACTTCCATGCAGCATCAATATCCCAAACACCAACCCGCTGCCCATCATCAGGTACCTTGTTATTGTCTAAAATTTTTCCGGCATTGGCAAAATCCTCTAATGCATCAGGCGTAACGTTGGAAGCGCCTGCGTAATAGGGAATGCCAACTCTAAGATCATCATGAGCATCTACATCTATTTTCTGGGCAATCGCCAGCGCGATGGGAAGAATAAACTCTTTCACAAACTCATCTCTGTTTTTGATATACAAGGTTTGATCCAGATAATTGAGCTTAAAAGGAACGGTTGTAAAATGATTCAACTCTATTTCAACAGCACTTTCAGAAATTTCCTGCCATGAGGTTGTTCCTGTGCTGCTGTTAAACTCTTCTGCCGTAAAAGTAACAGGTTTGCGAACTTTTACGGTGTTCCCCTTTTGAAACGCTCCGTTCCACATAGCCTCATCTGCTGGCAATCCGGGGGAAAGCAGCTTTTTCATCATCAGGTTATTTTCCAGAGCTATCAAAATTTCTTGTAAAACTCTCTTACTCCATACAAATGTACTCGCCATTATTTAATCTCCTTCCCAAATTTCTGATAAAACTCACTGTCAGACAAGTTTTTGTCAGGGTTTTTATCTTCCTCTTCAATTTCACTCTCTCCTAAAAGAGCATTCTTCGGCTCGGCTTCCCATTCAAGAAGCAAAGCTTCTATGGCCTCATCAGAAACCATCTTTCCAACTATCTCCTTAGCTTTTGCCTTGCGGGCAGGTGTAAGGTTAGTTGCTTCTATACGAGAAATATAGCCCTGTCTTTTCTGGTCTTCCTGCAATTTGACTATGGTGTCATTAAGCTTTGCATTTTCTTCCTCAAGTTGGGTTATTCTCGCATCTCTCTTTTTGGCAAGATCAACAGCAGCGCTCAAATCACCTTTCATGCGCTCAATCTCTGCCAGTGCGTCTTTAAGTTCCATATCGCTAAAAACCTCCTTTGTTATGGTTGCGATTAAATTATTAAAAGTGGTTATGCCGTCGGCAAAACCATTTGTTACGGCTTTTTCGCCAATAAATGTCTCCGATTTAGTCTCGATAATTGCGTCAACCGGAAGATTACGGGCTTTAGCAACCTCCTCTGCAAATATCTCCCGTAATTGTTTGATCTGAGCCTGCCATATTTCCCTTGCTTCCTCGCTTAACTCCTCGTATGGCAAGCCAAGGGCTTTGTGTTCACCGTCTCGAATGACAGTATTTTTTATGCCCTGATCCTCGAAAAACTTTGTGTAGTCGCTATGCATTGTCCATACTCCAATGCTGCCAACTTCGGCAGTTTGGGATATGTAGATTTTCTCTGCTACACTACCCAGCCAATATGCTGCACTCGCCATCATCCCGTTAGAATAGGCGATAACAGGCTTTTGGGCGTTAACCTGTCTGATCATATCCGCTGTATCATCAATGCCCGTTACTTCGCCGCCGGGTGAATCAATATGCAGTACTATCCTCGAAATATTTTCATCTTCCAAAGCCTCTGCCATTTGCCTCTGGATGCGTGCATAGCTGGCAAAACCAAAGAACTCTACCCACCACGCATCATAATTTATTAATGTGCCTTTTATGGGAATAACAGCAATATTGCCTATAACCTGAAACGATTTGGGCTTTGCCTCTTTGGCAACCTTAGCAACGGTTTGCAGTTGTGCAGCGTCAAAATTCTGCAGCCACATCATAAACCGATCTAAACTGTGCTTTGTGCCTGCCCAAAAACGAAATTTATTCATTTACTCCTCTCCTTCCTCTTTTTCGCTTTCAAAAGCTGCGGGCACACCGTCGGGCCAGATGGTATAATTATCCTCAAACCATTCCGCAGCTTCGGAACCAAAATTAATTTGTATTAATGTTTTTGCCAGCTTGTTTGCTGCCTCTACTGCAAGGTTTTTCACATCTGAGCGCAAGAGTTCATATTCTCGCTCTATATCTACCCGCTTTCCTGCGTAGCTTGATTTTGACTGGTTTGTCGCTGTGGTGCTTGCCTGCCCAAAAACAATAATTGCCAGGCGATTATAATATGCTTCCTCGCTTTCAAGAAAGTGTTCCGATGCATCCTGAATGTCAGGATAATCTGTTCGCACTTCGTAACCTAAAGGCATATAATAATCCACGCTGCCCTTTATCTTTTGCGCCAATTTCTTCCAATCGCTATAAGTATATGCTGAGCCGTCTGGTTTTTTGGGTATTTTTCTTGAATACTCGTTTTTAATCTCAATCTCTTGAATGCCGGTCCTGCCAAGTGCCATTTTTTCAGTAAAAGACATCTTCCAGGCTCGGAACTGGCAAAGCTCGTAAACCTCAATCAAACTTTCAAAAAACTTTCCGTTGCCATAATGATTATCAAAAGTCTCTGCAAAACTGGTACAAATGAATTTTCTTTCGTCTTTGGGCTTTTGCCAGCCGTTATTTGTCCAGTAATACAAAAGATTATCGTTTTTCGTGCCTTCGGTTCCGTCGCCATATTTGAAATATTTGGGCTTTCTGTGTTTCAATGCGTCAATAGCCCATTTTTCGCCCTCAGGCTTTAATATTACTTCTATTTGACTCATCCCCCAACCAATGGAAGCGCACACATTCCGGATAAAAGTATCAAAAAACGGATACGCCAAAACGTTTTTATACAAAAACTCGATGATTTCGTCTTCGTCCCTGCCAACTTTCTGATTACCTGCAATCACATTTTTCGCATATATCGCATAATCAAGCATGGAAACCCTTGCTATTCTCTGATCAACAAAAGACTTTAGCACCGGCACAACCCTTAATATTTCCTCTATCATTTCATAATCAGGCTCGGATTTTCGATATTTAAGCACATAAAGAAGGTTCGGGTAGTTGGTATGATCATCAATCCCAAAAGCGTTATCAATCGTTTTTTGTAAAAGATTTGCTTTCAGCTCGTTCGATGGCGGATTATCCATTTCTATGCTTTCAGGCTCTTCTTTTTCCTGAGTTTGACCGAAAAAACGTTTAATTAAATCCATTCTAACTCCTCATCAAAATCATATTCAAAAGATTCTGGCACATATTCATCAGGATCTGGCATTGCAACTTCTTTTTGGATGCCTTCGTCAAGTATCTTGCTTGCTGTGGCGTCGCAATCAGCAGGATCGTAATAATCAAGAGAACCCTGACCGCAATAAAGGGAGTAAGTGTTTATAACATCAATTATACCAGGGATCCCTTTGCAAAAATACCACAATCCGGCTTCACACTCTCCCGAACCTCTCTCAATCCTGTCAAATTTATTATCATAATTAAAATATGCCTTTATGGGAAAATATATATTTGTCCTTTTCTGCGCCCTTCTTAGCTCTCCAGCTACTACGTCCTCTTGATGAAAATTGCCTTCATACATCAAAGGCGTTCCCGGGTTCCATTTCTGATACATCCTGCATACAGCGTTATAGAAATCATTGGTTGACATTGTTGCAGTGCTTACAGCGTCAAAACGGAATTTTTCAAGGCGTAGTTCTTCGCTCTCAAGGCTTTTCGATTCCGGTCTGGCTCCCATCACAACACAAACCCGCTTGTCATTTACCTTTTTACCGAAAGATGGATCAATATACATTACCTTAAAGTCCATTTGCTCCCAAAGCTTGGGAGCATCAGAAATATCAAACTTATTCATCCAAAGTTCATCATAGAATTTACCCTGCATCACCGGGATCTGTAAGAACACCCTTTTACCGCCAATATTACCCGACTTTTTCATCTTCTTTTCAATATCGGCTTTGGTATATCTTGCGGGCCAAAGAGTTTGACCGTCTGGGAAAATTGCCGGATACCGCCGATAAAAAACATCATTGTCAAGAATGCCTTGTTCTCTTTCCTTTTCAATCGCCTTTTCAAACTGATATATAGCAGAAAACGGCGAAATAACGTTGCCCGTCCACCAAATTGTCCCTGTATCCGATAATCTTCCGAAAACTCCCTGGCGTATAATTTCTACTTTTCCCCATTCAAGGGCTTTGTTTCGTGCGCTTTTGATGCCTGTGATGTCGTCAATATCCACTAAATCAGGTCTTAAAGCGTCTTGCATCATCATTCTAAAAGGTGTATCAATGCCATGCGCTTCGTATTGCACGCCGTTTTTTAATACAAAATTTTCTTTTTCCCACATGCCGGCAGATTCAAGATTGCCAAAATCATGAATCAGGCGCGGGTTTACCTCGAAATGTGCACGAATGCCAACATTAACCTTGATAGAGAGTTTATGGGTGATCGTACACGAAACTATATAATGCCTTTTTTCGAATATTCCTTGATGTATTTTGTAGATGAGTTTATCAACTGACTTTCCATGCTCCGGAGGAGTGCAAAGAACAACATAGTTCTTAGACCGCTTTTCAAGCTCTTTATGCACTTCTTTCCAGAATATGGGAGGCTTGATATACTCCCCTTCTTTATCCGAAACATAAGAAGGAAAGTAAGTTCTTGCAAAAAACTCGAGATCGTTCTCTGCACGCTCAATGCGCTTTTCCTGCTTTTCCCTGGTATCATTGGCAAAGGGAGCTATCCTTTGCTGAATTAATATCCTGGACTGTTCAAGGAAAAGCTCCAGATCACGATTGTTTTTTATGGAAATGTCGAAATTGTCTTTATTTTTCCTATAATCCATCATAGACCTACTTTAGAGTGTATTTCTCATAAAAGTCTCGGTTAAACTCTGCATAATACTTAAAAACCTTTTTTGCCAGCTCTGGCTTTTTAGATTTCAAGTAAATCATAAACTCTCGTAAAACCTTTGCTGCATTATTTACAAGATTAACGTCCTTATAAATCTTTTTGGCAGTTATAATGCAATCTCTTATAGCTTTTAGAGTAGTGTTTAAGTCCTTTATCTTTTGAATATCTACTTCTTTGCTTTTAAGGGCTTTTTCTATCTCTTTTATTTGTGCATCCAAGGTTAAGTTTAGATTAGGCAACGCCTTCATTATTGCCATTGCAGATTTGAAGGGGCTATTTTTCTGGGCTTTAATCTTATCCTTGATGCGTAATTGACGATACCAGTTATAATAAGTGGATTCTGGAATGTCCAATATCTCTATTACCTGTTCAGAATCGTATCCCTCAAAAACTAACATCCTTTCCATTTCTTCTTTTTTTACGTCATTTCGTATAGCCATTTTGCCCTCTATTCCTTTGTTTTATCAATAGACTCCCTTGTCTTCTGTAATGCTTTTGTTAGCCCGCCACCACCGGCAGCAGCAACGATATTATAAACTATTTTTTCAAACTCTGTAGCATTTGCCTTCCAAACTGCCACAAAAACTAAACTCCCAAAACAAACTACTACAACCGCCCACCACATAACTGCTTGTATCCAGGGATTCCAGCGTTGCCTCTGTTTAGCATCCAACTTTTCAGGGAGCTCCTCCCGAAGAAAACTATATAATTCTGATGTTTGGTGAAACCCGCCAACATATTTTGAACAGATTTTTTCAATAGACTCTGCAAGCTTCTCAAGCTTATTAGCCAGGATAATATTAGCTTCTACAAGCTGGGTAAATTCTTCTTTATTTAGTGGGATGTAGCTATTTTCCGGCATTAATTCTCTTTCGTTATGTATTTATTATTGTCTTTTTCAATATGCTTTTGTATAACTTTCCCGCCCCAAAGAATACCTACGATCGTAACAACAAAACTGGTTGTTATCCAATTATGATCATGACAAACTGCCCAAATAATACCAAAAGCCAAAACAATGATCATAATGAATTGCACCAATCGCAACATTGAAAGATGTTGATGATCATTCTCGAAAAATTCAATGAATCTATTGCCCATAATACCACTCCATCACTAAATATGTTGCAATTGAGCCAGCTATGCCGGCGAGCACATCTAAAACCTCTCCTCCTTTGGGATCCGCCACATGATCCAGATACCACTTGTCAGGATCATAGTGCTGCCATAACAGAGAATCTTTTATCTCCCAAATAACCGAAAGCCCACATCCGGCAATTAAGCCCATCTTAGGATCATGGGTTATACTCCCGACAACTCCAGTTACAAAAGCATCTCTTATAAAATGGCTTGCTTTATCGTAAAATAGCAAATTGCCTATCTTCGTATTTTTGGAATTTATCTTTCCAATACACCATTTAGGTTGGCTATTCGCTTTTATGGCGACTATAAAAACGACCACACA